CCAGTTTAATTCATACAAAAAACATTCTTGAGGAAGTTTGTATGTAGGTACTATCCTAGAGTCAACTATCCTAGAATGAAAGTGCGGTTTCTGAAACAGATCGCCTTTTATTTGCGGAAAATGATAATCTACTGATGCAGTCATAAGATCAGCAATAGTAGGCATTCTATTATTTGTCAATGGACCGGTTGGACCTATCCATTCGTAGGCTAAATTAATCTTCTTACTCATTTTTGCAACTGTTATAAAAATTTACCAACTCAGGAAATGTTTCTTTAAAGTTAGTACCACGACGGCGATCATATTCTGTAAACCAATTATAAAAATCTTTGCGACCTTCTTTTATTTTATCATCATTGTATGTAGTAGTTTCCATGTAGTCAACAACACGGCGAAATTTTTCGTATTCTAAATTAGTAAAACATTCTACACTGCTATCTTCAATATGTGATTTGATAAATTCTAGATGTTTATACATGTAAGGCATAAATTCATCCTTAGGTAAAATATTCATATCATACTGCAACGGTTCTTTTAGATATGGCGTATCAAATTTGATTCTCTGATTAGTTGAGTTGGGTATGTTGTATTGTTTCCTCCATACTAACATTTTTTCCATTAACGATTGAAAATTAGGAACTGTTAATATGTTAAATGTAATCATAAAGGTGATGGGCAATGATGTATTTTGCAGGTACGTGTTAAAATTTCTTTCCCACGATTCTAGATCTAGCCCCGTGCGAATATATTCAGCAGGCGTGCCCCATGTATCCATGCTGGTAAAAATTTTAAACTTTTTGATCTTCTTGCCAATTACTAGACTATTTGCCCGCTCAACTAATCGTTCTATTAGAATAGGTTTAACTCCAAAATTACTATTGATGTTTAATTCTAAACTAGGTTTGGGATTCTTTTCTAGATCTTCTAATAGCTTCCATGTGCTTTGCTGTAGTAGTGGTTCGCCTCCAGTTACTCGAAGAATGTTCAATGTCTTGCTAACTTCTGGCCACCAACGCCACCATGCTGCTACATAGGGATTGGTTTCCTCTTCATAAACTTTAAACCAATCAATATCATTGCGGTGATTTTTAACCATATCATATGGCCCAAAATCTTTAATCTCTTTGTGATAACTGCTACTGTGTTTAGGGTGACAGTAGCCGCATTTAAAATTGCACTCATTTCCAAAACTAATTTCAATATATTCTGGATTAATATTTTGATCCCACGGACCTGTTTTAATTTGTTCATATCGTTGAGGAGTATAGATTGTACTATTGCGTTCTTTGCGATCGCTAACATAATCATCGCCCATAGATTCAATGTTCCAACAATACTGGCAACCACTGGGCTTTCCCCCGTTCAGCATTTCTAATCTTTCTAGCTTTTTTTGGTTGGTATTATGTAATGCGCTGGCGTCAATAGATAATTCTTCTAGAGGAATTTTGTGAGGACGAGGATGGTAGCAACTGTGAGTTTCTCCAGTCTGCAAATAGATAGTGGTGTGATGCCACTTGGCCATACAGAATGTAGGAGAAATTTCATTCATTATAGGAATAAATTGATTTATTTTTTTAACGCTATTGGACATTTTTAAATTCCGTTTTTAACCAATCAAAGTCATTGATTTTTGACATCTGTTCTTCGTTCCACCAATGTTGCTGGGCAAATGCTTTTCCAGCTATAGCACCTGCAATAGCAAAATTACCGTACATTCGATCTTTGCCTGTTGTTATCCAAATTTCTAATCGGTTGTCAGTTTCAGTGTTATCATTGTTGTCAATTATTTTACTGGCTAGTTTTGCACATTCTCTGAATGCACTGCGCCATGTACTAAACTCATCAACATTGAAAACAGAAATGTTGCTAATTTGATCGACTACCTTAAATTTTTCACTAATACTTGTTGTTATATCTACAGATTCTGTATTCATTTCTAAAGTTAATTTTGTTGGTAATAGTTTAACTCCGCCATATCCGTAAACAAGATCGTTAACCGGATTTTGACTGGACCACACATAAACTGTGGATTGTTGTTCTAATCTATTACCGGCATCGTAATGGGGAACGTATGCTATTTCAAAATTAAAGTCCTCTACTAGTTCAGCATCAGCATCTACTACCCAAAACATTTCTGTTGTGGTTAACTTTGCAGCGGCAATGTGGGCATTATGTATACCTTTTACACCGTGTACTCTTTTAGCATTTGATTTTTTTAATTTTAACTTTTCGTAATTAGCATCTGCATCGGGTTCATTGTAACTTATAAACACAACATCGTAGGGTTTAGGATTGCTTGCTATAATGTCTAATTCTTTTTTATTGAAATAAAATCTGTGATCAAATTCTTTCTGTATGATTGTTGCTGATTTAGGAAACAGACAAATTCCGTCTCTAACAGAACCGTTTAAAAATACATGGATATATTCTTCATCCCATTTTTCTACACGATAATCAAATACAAAATCCTCTGCTACAATTAGATCATCCCATACCAGCCAAAAGAATTTTGTAAATGATTTTTTCTTCACATCGTCTATGGTTTTTACATTCTCAATTTTTTGTGCGCTAGGAAACCGTTGACGGAACTGTTGCCAACTATCTGCATTAACTTGTTGTTTGCTTACATAAAAAATATCGTAGATCATCTTAGATAAGTGTTAGTGAGTTTAATTGTTTCTTCGTATAGATCCAGTGTGTACTTGCTTTGTTTAGCGTCTAGAAAAGGATAATCAAATGCCATGCCTTGTTTAATTTTTAGGCCTAGATCCTGTATATCTTGCGCTAGATTAGTATGATTGACATTTTCATTATAAATGTTTTTTAGGATTTCAAAGTCTCTCACATCTACATAATTCCACTGTGTACAGTTGGTCATCCATTGTCCGAGTCTTGCACCGTGTACTGCATACAATCCGTTTTCTTCGTGTGCGCCAACGGTACTCCATACCTTTAGTCTATGCAAATTATGCCACCATACTCGTTGTCTAATTTCATCAGCTGGAATTTTAACTCCGTCAAGCAGAGTCATCTTGACCCCTTCGCGAAATCCTGCTCTCCATGCTTGGTACGGGCTTCCTGTGATAACTGTTTCGCTGTAACATTCTGCAAATTGTTTATAACCATTTTCCCAACAAAAATCTACCTGTCCACGATCGCTGTCGCTGGCTTCGTGTGTTTTCATGTTAAGAATAAAATCTTTTCGCCAAATTTTTAAACCACCATTTCCGTAGAGTAGTCCATTAATGCGATTTCTTGCCAACCAACTGTAGACCTGTGTGTCTTTGTTATTAGGGTCAAACTCTAGATTAAAAAATTTGTTGTCAACAATGTTGTCAGCATCGACTGTGATCACCCATTCGGTATCGCTGGCTTCAGCTGCTGCCTTGTGTGCGGCATCGCTGCCTTTTACACCGTGAATACGCTTTGCCCAAGGTACTTTATTACATAGGTCAGCATAGTGCTTGTCAGCATTAGGCTCATCATAACTGAGAAAAACTACATCAAGTTCCAATGTCTTCATAGGTATAGTTGTCAAAAATTCTTCTTGTATAAATGCTAAACTTTTTAGGTAAGTCTAGTTTGAATCGATGAGGATATTTCACTAATTCGTTAACATTAAAACTAATCATTTCTTGTAGTATATTAGGATCATTGTATGCTGTTACAAGAAATACCATGTCTTGATCGCCTTGCCATTCTACAGTTTTAAGTAACGGATTAATTTTAAAAGTTAACAGAGATTCGGCTCTGTTGTATTCAATAGAAATATCAGGCTTAGTAATTTTACTCCAGCGTTTATCAATAACTCGATGTAACACATCATCTATCTTATTCAATCCTGTTATGCTGACGAGATTAACTTTTAAAACTCTACCAGAAGTAATTTCTACTTTATAATGTCTAAGTGTTTCGCCGCGTTCATAGATACCTAATGCGGTATCTAAATCTACTTGTACTTTATTTTTAATGTTTTCAACAGAAAAACCAGGATGTAATGCTAGAACATTTCCATCATTATCAAATTCGAAGAAATAAGTTTCTTCAGGAATCTCAACAGTCTTAATCCATTCGTCAAAGGGAGCAAGGTCTAGTTTTTCTTCCATGCTATCTCCTCTAACATACTAACAAGCTCATCTGTAATGATATCTTTTTCAACATAATGTACAATATCGGTCTGTTGGTAATTGCCAATCTTTAAGCTGCCGTCAGCCTTGAGATAAAATCCTGCATGATCAGTTACCCTATCTGCATCCCATGGCCAATTCTGAACCCGAGGCTTTAAATGTACAACCCTAGGAAAATCTAAAGGATACGCGATTTCGCTGTCAATGTCTAACAGTTTTGCTGCTAGGGCAAATGCTTCATCTGTGCCTATAACTTTAGGCACATGATTGCTTAGATATAAGTTTTTAAATTCCTGTGGATTAATAAAGATCTGTCGTGCAAGTTCAAAGAATTCTTTGCCACAGTCTTTTTTGAAAAATGTCCACATTGAATATAAATTAGGCAAATCGTTTTTGGTAAATGTCTTACGGTAAGCATCACTAGTAACCACATCACCCCTAAATGTAAACGCACGATTAGCCACATATAGGTCAGTGTTTTCTATAAAGTAATCAATCCAGTGACTGTAATCTCTAAGGAACAGCATGTCTGCATCTAGGCAAACTGTGTGTTCCCAAGGTGTTACAGCATCCATCCAGCTGCGACCATCCCAAAATTTCTGTTCAGGCCATTCTATAACCTTGTCGAATACCCACGGACTAGTTAAACTATCAACTGATGTTTTGTCATTGATCACTAGTGCTACTCGATCGTAACCCGGCTTCTGCGTATTCTTGATGCTCAGTGCTAGAGCGTAGGCCAACTTGAGATAGTCTATGTCGGGATGGGCCGCTACAAATATTAGGTATCCAAAGTTCATATTAACTCCAGAAGACGATGGGCGTTTCTGATTATGCTTTGTTTATTCATAATATGAACATCAGCACCTTTGGTTGTAGCAGCCCAAAAACTTGCAACGTCATGCGGCTGGCTAACTAGGAATGTCAATCTATCATTGTCAACTGCATGTAAAATGTCTTTGTCAAACACAGTAAGGATGGGTGGTAATGTATAGGCAAACTCAGTTTCAAATCCATTCATAATATGTTTGGCAACACTAAAAGCAATGTCGTTTCTAAACTGCTTGGGATTAAAACGGAATAGATCAGCATAGTAAACATAGTTGTCTTTGACAAAATCTACCAGTTTAAAAAAGAATTCGCTTTCTAAACTCTTGTTAAACATCACTGTTGTGGCCCAGAACATGTGTATGCCGGTTTCGCTTACGCGGCTGTCTAGAATACCACCACGCTCTCCGGTGAGGTCTGTCATGCTGTGCCCCATCATCACTGGCGCATCTACTGACCAATACTCATTTAACTTGTTGGAGAAGATTAGGTAGTCGCTGTCTATTAACAAGGTCTGATCGTAGGGGCTAAGTTCCCACACGCTGTATCTATTTGAATTTACAAACGGAACAATCTTGCTTTCAAATCCATCGTGCAGATTTCTTACATTCTTAGTGTAAGGTCTAGCCACTTGTATAATTTGATCAAAAACTTCCTGTGCTTTGATTAGTGTGCCGGATTCTTGCAGCCAATCTAATGTGCTGAGATCTGTGACCAAACTTACAGGAACGCCTAGATTTTTCTTGGCAAGGCCGCCTGCAATTGTGGCCATTAGACCATAATCAACATCGAGACTATTGTGGGCAAATATCAGTACGCCTTGAGTCATACATCCAATAACTTTTCAACTGTTCTACTAGATTTAATCTTTTGATAGTCTTCATAGTATTCATAGGTAGCAGTAAAGTACCTGTCTATGATTTCATCTTTGAACATCTGTAGGTCAGCCACGAGTACTGGATTTCCATTTTCGTCAACAAAAGGTACATTTTCTGTACGGCCTTGATCGATCAACATCTGCACAAATACAATGAGTTCTCGATTGATTTTAAATAGTCCGCCGGCATGTCCGTAGGTCAACTTTGCAGCGATCTTTTCTTTGAGTGTTTTTCTCTGAATAGCCAGAGTCTGTCGATAATTGGCAAACTCAAGAGCCTTTGTTAATCTTTCATCCATGGAGTCTCCGAATAAACATAGCTGTTTATTTACCAGCTATTTAGGAGTCCGAAATATTATCCGCCAGTTATTGGGTCTGCGGCATAGGTACCGTAACTATAGCTAATCCAGGTTCCGCTAGGCGTAAGAGCGTGGCCACCTGTAGGAGTAGTAATTTCAACTGAATAGCTTAATGTACCGTCTACGATGTCTTCGGGAGCTGGCGGTTCACCTGGGCTTGGATCAACATAGGGATCAACCCAGGTTAATGTAAAATAGAATATAGTAGCCCCACCGGCCGAATTATTTACATTGGTTTTAACTTTGATATTGTAGGTGTTAGATGCATACGGAGCACTTGAAAATATAGAATACAAACTTGAATCGGTAGTAGTCCATCCATAAACACTACTACCGCCAAATTCCTGGGTACCTGCAGACGATAGTAAGCTGCTCCAAGAAGCGTTTTGTGCCGAGGCTGCTCCGCCTGTTCTCGAGCTAGCAAATCGTATCCGGCCGCCGCCATTCCAAAAATATCGTGCTTCGTTAGCATTATTAAATCCCAGAGTATAGACTGAGGAAACAGAACTAACCCACGAACTTGTTCTAGAAGCACTTCCGGCTGCTGCCGTAGATTTTCTAGAACTGTGACAATTAAATCTATCACTGTCAACTGTGGCTGCGTATGGAATAAATGCGTTGGGGTCTGTAGAATTAATTATGTCGCCTGTGACATTGCCAGCTAGACTAAGTGCAACAGCTGAGCCGTTCTGGTGAGCGCTGGCGTTTAATAGATCGTAACGAATGTTGTTAAAATCATTGGCCGTGATAGTATCACCTACATTTTTGCTAGCGCCAAATGTAGTTTGTCCGTAACCTCGAGTTACTGAACCTGTACCCATGACATTAAGCCCAGTATTAGCAGGGGTGCTAACATCTGTTGCAAGGGCTGTGGTTCCTGATCCTGCCATTTCTTAATCCTTAAAGAACAATTGCTTCAATTAATTTTACTTCTGTATTTAAGCTAGATTCTAGAGCTACGGCAAAGGTGTTAGCATTGGCATCTTCACTGGCCATTGCACAACCGTCTGGTGCTGCCACTAATCTATCACCCTTGCGTACATGACCGATTACTCGAACTGGTACCCGGCCTTTAAGAGCAATATATGTACCTTCTTCTAGGTCTTGATTCATCATTAGACCAGGTGCACCACTAACTACTCCAATGGCACGCTGACCTACCCAGACGCTGGCAGTGACTTCGCGTTCGCCGCCTACAATCATCACTGTGCCAACATCATATTCTTTATCTGCTAGATATTTTTCTGCTAGGTCAGCGCCTTGTACTGCTGTGGCTGTACCGTTAAAAACATTGGCGCTTAAATTTCCGCTGCTATCTCTGGCAGCAATTGTGTTAGCCGTTTTTGTTGTCTTTGCAGTTTTGTAAGCAGATGCAGGATTATCAGCAGCATCGTTGTCAATCTTGATACGATCTGCTTTATCGGCAGTTCCAATAAACTGGTTAGCTACTAAATTTCCGCTAGCAGTTCTTGAAGCAATTGTAGATACTGTTGCACTATCGCTGGCTTCAACATTGTTTAATCTGCTGGCATTAGTAGCACTAGTTGCATTTCCTGTTAGATTACCTACAACATTTCCTGTTAGATTACCTACTATGGTTGCTCCACTATAACCAATTTGTTTTGAAGTAGCATTGATTAGTACTGTGGTGTCTATGGCTTTGACATTTCCGGAAATATTTCCTACAACATCTCCTACAAGATTGCCGGCGATGTTATCTGCAAATATCTGATACCAACGAATTTCATCACTACCTAGATTATAACTGCTGTCTAGTCCAGGTAAAATAGCCGATGTAGTAATATTGGCCAAAGTTCTAGTTTCTGAAGATGAAATTCTAATTTTAAATTTAATGTTGCTGGCTGATTGATTTTGAATAACAATGTTTGAAGCGTCTTCCAAAAACATCGATGCCTTAACTGCGGCACTGGCTGAAAATGTAAAACCGTTAGCACTAAAATCTACCACTGAAGGAAATACTGGTTCAGCTTTTAACACAATGTCATTGCTGGTATAAAATATCGAACTATCAGCAGCATTTACTAATTTTTGAGATGCGGAAGTTGTACCCCAGATTATTGCTCCGCTGGCGGTTGTTGTGGTCCCGGCATCGTTGTCAGTTCCAATTAATGTGATACCTTTCTTTATCCTTCCAAAGCTAGGTAATGTTGTTTTATCAGCATCACTTAAATTAAACGTATCTTTACTGATAATTGCAATATCAACTCCGCCAGATTTAATTCTAGCAATAGTTCTATTTTCGTTGCCATCATCTTTAACAGTTAAAGAAGTTACACTAGTTTCGCCTAATGTACTCGGGCTTACCGGTCCAATTAATGTATATTCGCTACCGGTCCAGCAGTATAATTGTTGTGCAAGACTGTCAAACCAAAATTCACCGGCACTTAAACCTAACGGAGCTGTGGCTGTTGCATTTGCACCGCCAACTGGTCTAAATCGAGAGCCGTCGTAGACTTTGATTTTTCTATCTGTACTGTCATACCATAATTGTCCCGCAAGTGGTTTGCTGGGTTGTACAGCTCCGGCAAAATGTTCTAGAAGATGTAAGAAATTTTCGTTTTGTACTTGTCCATAGCCGGCATAGTTTTTACCAACAAATCTAATGTTAGTAGTTGAATCAATTGTACCGTCGGCAACTGAAACTAAAAAAGAACCATTATATCGGTTAACTTGATAGGCCATTTTATACCTTTTTCTTTAATTCTTCAATTTGTTGTTGCTGGTCTTTAACTGCTTCAATCAAATAGGCAACTAACTTGGTGTAATGTATTCCGTAAGGATTACCTTCTGAATCTTTAGATACTAGATTAGGTAATACTTTATTAACTTCTTCAGCAATCAATCCCGGTTCATTGATTGATGACTTATCTTTTCTATCATAGATAACTCCAGTTAATTGCATAATGCTGTTTAAAGCATTTAATATAGGATTTACATTTTCTTTTACTGTGATAGTTGATGTTTCAACAAAATTACTAGCAGTCACTCTACCAGCAACTCCAACACCGCCACTAACTATTAACGATCCGGTTGTTGTAGAAGTACTAGCAGTAGCATTAGTCATTCTAACCTGTCCGTTAAATGTTGCAGTGCCGTCTACTCACTCAAGACGACTTGCAGGAAATCCTCCAGGAGTAACTCCGTCGTGGACTACTACTGTTTTCTTGGTAGTATCGATGGTTAATTCGCCAGGAGCACCAACAAACACAGTATGCTCTGCTGTGGTTCCTCGCCTAAATTGTATTCTTTTTGCCATTCCTAAATGCTCCTGGTATTATGTTAAACTGCCGTAATCTACATAGGCATTGGACAAGGAAGTAATCAATCCATAATCTTCGTTGGCATCACCTCCAATGAATCTCCATTCGAGACCGTCCCAACCTTCCCATTCTCCGTCTGTGGTATTAAATCTAATCATGCCTTGCAAGGGTGTTCCGGGTCTCGCGCCTGTTGTGCCTGTAGGCACTTTCATTGCGCCAGTTCCTGCAAATATCCCGTTACCCTGCACATATATTGTGCCGCCAACACTGGCACCGCCTGCTACAACTAATGCACCTGTTCCAATGCCGGTACTTGCAGAAGTATTTGTAAAAGTTACTGTGCCGGTTGATGATAATGTGGTAAAAACTGCGGTTCCTGGAGTAGTTGCTCCAATGTTAAAATTGTTTAAAGAGCCGGTTTGACCGGAAGTGAATATTATCTTTCCAGTATTGGATAGTATAACATTGTGATTTTTATCGGCAGCTACTTGATTAAAATCTCCTGTAATTCCTACAGAGTTAAAGTTCAGTGGAATTCCAGTATCAGTGCTCTGAATTTCGCCAACAAATTTACCATAGAATGTTGTTGCGCGAACTGTTTCAGCATTGACCTGTTTCCACTTGGCTGCTGTGGAACCTAAATCATATATACCTGTAGATCCGGGGTCAATACCTGTAGTTTTAACCACTGCAATATCTTTAACATCTCCGCCACCGTTTGATATTCTAAATATAAAAGGCGTGTTTAGTGTACTTTCTAATGTAGGAGTTGATCCATTCAAAATTGTTATACGGAAATCATTTTGATCACCAATAACAACTCCGTTGTCTTTGAAACTCACTTGGGATTCAAAACTAGTATTACCAGATCTTAAAAAATCAATGGCTGTAAATCCACCTAGTCTTTCTGAGTTTGATGCTGTTCCGATAAATATATGTGTGCTACTAGTTTCACCAGTAACGGGGTCACTGTTGATAAAATTGATGCCGGGCTTCAATAAACCAAATCCAGTGATAGGATTTATAGTTGTATTAAGATTGAATGTTGATCTGCTGACAATCGCAATAGTTTCGCCGCCAACTTGAAACTTAATAATCTGTTGATCAGTTCCAACTGAATCTTTTACCACCGCAGGTACTGTTGCGGTATCTCCGTACATTGGTGATTTTTCAGGTCCGACTAGTATAAACTCGGTACCGTTCCACACTCGAATCTGCTCGTTTTGATTATCCCACCAAAAGTCGCCAGCGGCCAATCCTGCGGGTGCTGTGGCGCTGGATTCTGCGCCTGTTGTTACTTTAAACTTGTTGCCGTCATAGATCTTTAATTTCTTGGTGCTGGTATCAAACCATGTTTGTCCTGAAATAGCTCTAGGGGGTGCTGAACTGTTGGCAAAATTTTCCAGTAAATGTAGGAAATTTTCATTTTCAATTTCACCGTAGCCGCTGTAATTACGGCCTACAAAACGCAGATCCGTAGCGGTACTGTTCAGTGTTTGATCATCAACTGAAACTAAAAATGTTCCGTTAAATCTGTCTATTTGGTATGCCATTCACTCACTCCGGATTATTCATGTATTTATTGGATTTCTACTATTGCTGC